CGGCCAGGCTGATCAGGGGCGACTGGACGGCATCCAAGGCGCTCACCAGATCCTTTCCCGCAGTGTCGAAGTTCTTAGCGGCAGCCAACACGCCACGGGCGGATCCCCCAATGCTCAGCAGTTCCTCCGGCGTGGTGTTGAACCCAACCACGTCACCGCGGAAGATGCCGGCCTTCTGCGCGGCTTCAATGTCTTTCCGTGCCCGGTCGGTCAGCTGGTTCTGGATCTGAGGGGTGAGGAACTTGAAGGAACCCTCAAGGGAGCTGCGGAGGGACTCGCCGGCACTCTTGAAGCGGTCTGCGGCACTGATAAGGGTCGTGGCGGCGCTTTGGCTGCCTTCAATGAAGGCGCTGCGAAGGTTTGTGGTTGCAGTTTTTAGATTGGTCTCCGCATCAATTACTGATTGCTGAGTGTTCGGATCTTTGCCGGACGCGCGTGCGTCTTTTACTGCTTTGTCGTATTCGGCCTGCAACCGCTGCTGCTCAGTAATGCTTTGGTACACAGAAAGCTGAGCTTCTGCAATCTTCAACACAGATCCCTCTAGGCCCTGCAGCTGAATAAGATTGTTTAGTCGCTTTTCAGACGCAGCCAGCGAGCTTTGCAGCTGCGGGTCTGGTTTTGCCTTGGCCTGAGGCTTTGGTGGATCCGGCTGGATTTTCTTGGGCTTGGGGGGCGGCTCCTTCGGGAGCACGCTATCCATAAAAAACAGCTTATCAATGCCAGGCGGCAAGGCGGCAAAAATAGCAGCTTTAAGGATTCTGGTAATTTCAGGCGATATGTTTTTAAACTGTTCCGCAATTCCTTTGGGCAGAATTCCGGCTAGCCCCTTAAAATCTTGCTTAAGGGTACGAACAGCAAGACTAAGGTTATTGGCTGCTGTGATGTATTCTTTGATCCCAACCAAAACGGCAGGGCCAAGCGCCTGCCCGACTTCAATGCCAAGCTCTTTGGCTGCATCCTGCAACGATGCCCACTGAGTCTGCAGTGCTGTGCCGCCACGGATGCCGCCCTCGTAAAACTTGCCTCCAGCATCGGTCATTACCTTAAAGGCTTGGACAATCTGATCAGCTGGTATGGCCGTGCCAAGGGCTTTCAACTCTGAGACGTTTTTGCCAGTGACAGTTGCCAGAGCCTCGTAGATTGGGATATTGCGCTGAGCAAACTGGCGCAGGTCAACCATGTCAGCTTGTCCCTTGCTGACAATCTGGCCGAAGTTGTATGCCAACTCATCAATGGACCCACCCGTGACGGTGGCTGCATCGCCAAGGCGCTTGGTGAACTCCACAGCGTCTGCGGTGCTGAGGCCGGCAACCTTCAGCTGCTTAGCAGCTTCCGCAAGTCCTGGCAGGTCAAACGGTGTCTGCTGCGCGTATTTCTTTAGCTCCTGCAGCACTGCATCGGTTTGCTCTGCCGACCCGGTGAGCAGCGTGAATTGTTGATTTAGGCGCTGGAAGTCATCAGCGGTCTTGACGGCTGCAGCGCCAGCAGCAACAACACCTGCCGCAAGTGCCGCAGGGCCGGCGCCAGACGCCAATCCGCCAACCTGCCCAAATGCTCCAGGCAATGCCCCAAGCGCCCCGCCAAGGGCCTCAATACCAGCCCCGCCAGGCTCTTGTCGTAGCGGCTGCCTACTGGCCTGCTGCTGCTTCCCGATCTGCTGCTCCAGCAGCGCAATGCTTTTTTGCCGCAGCAGGATCTCTGACTGCAATGCTTTGATCGGTGCTTCCAGCGCCGCCGCCGACCACGGATTGCTTTTGAGCTTGCTTTCCAGTGCCGTCAGCTGAGTCTGCAGTGCCGACAACGTGGCCCGCCGTGCATCTAGCCGGTCACTGATGTTCTTCCCAGCCGTAGATGCCAGCTTCTGCGCCTGATTGAGCCCGGTGTTGAAGTCGTCCAGGTCAACGCCAAGGCTTAGTAGGACGCTGCCCAGACTTTCCGCCACACCACCACAGCTGTTCCCTTAGCTTGCCGGAAACCTAGGCCATGACTAGCGCCATCGCCTTCCTGGCCAATGCCTCGGCAGTCTTTGACGTGCCCACGGCAGGGACACTGACCGACCCCACAACAGGCAACGTGGTGCCTAACACGGAGACAGTCACGGTGACGCTGTATCTGCGCGGGCAGGGTGGCTCTGCACCGTCGCTGGCTGAGTTCCCGGGTGTTGGCGTGGAAGATGACGTGCTGGAAGGCTATGCCGTGAGCCCCCAGGCCCTCGATAGCCGCATCGTGCCCGGTGTGCGGGGGACGCTGACCTTCGGCAGTGATGACCCCGTGCCCTGTGAGGTGGCCGCTGCGCGGTATCCGTTCGGCAGCACCGGGTTTCTGGGGGAGACGCTGCAGGGGATCCTGGGGGACAAGATCAGGCTTTCCCGCTACAGTCAACGATGACCACTCTCAAGACCACCTATCAGCTCAAGGGCTGGAACACCACGCAACTGAAGCTCAGGGTGCCAGCAATCCTGACCACCTACGGGCAGGTGATCGGTGACGAGTTCAAGGAGCAGATCAGGCTGGTTCAGTTTGATTGGCCCAACATCACCTACCGGAAGAACGGCACCATTGAGGGCAACCCCCGTGACATTGTGGACCTGGGCGGCTTTATCCGTTCTCAGCGCCGCACTAGGCCAGATGCCACGACCCTAGTGTTCAGCTGGAACGTGCCCTATGCCAGCCTGATTTTCACGGGTTACACCACCTACAACAAGCGGACGGGTCAGAGCACTCAGCTGCCGCCCCGCAACTGGATCGCACCGGCACTTAAGGCCAAGCCGCTGGACCAGTTCTTTGCCGCGTACTGGCAGCTGTATGCCAAGCGGAAGCTCTGACAAGAAAAAGCCCCGCCGGAGCAGGGCTTGGTTCCCACAGGTCGGATTGGCTTGCCGATCAGCTCACCGTGGCAACTGTGAACTGGGGCAGCACGTCAGACCCTGCATCCCCAACTGTGCCTGCAGCAACGGTCAGGATGTCGCCCACCGTGTAGTTGGTGCCTGCCACCGCAATGCTCGGCGGGCTGCTGACGGTGCCACCGCCGGCCACCACGATGTCGGCAGTCGCATTGCGACCGCTGCCCACGCCCTGACCAGGCGTCACGCCGACCAGTGCCACGCCGTTGTAGGTGGCAGGAGTGAGGCCACTGCCGGCAGTGCTGACGGTCAGGGTGGCGATGGGGTTGCCCTGCGGGTACCAAAGCAGGCTGCCGTACCCTCTGAACGTGAAGCTGACCGTAGCCACGTCGCCGGCTTGTATCGACTCCTGGAAGCCTTCCACAAAGGCAATGCCGCTGTGGATCTCAGCGTTATCACCGCTGCCGTCCTTCACAGGCGACACCCGATAGACCCGCAGGGCGGTGCCAGCAGCGCCACCAAGCCATGCCGACTTGAGCAGCTTGTACCCCGCATCGCCCAAGGCGATGTTCATGCTGGCCGGAACACTCCAGCCAATGTTCGTCATCAGGGGATTCTTCCACCCGTACTCGCTGCTGTAGTCCAGCGGTGCATCGGTGGAATCGGTGCTGCCATCAATGCTGGCATTGGTGAGGCTCAGAACCTGCGTCAGACCCGAGGTAGACGTGGGCGCGGATGATGCGGTGGTTCCGAGCCCTACATACAGCTCGTAATCGAGGGCTGTGAAATACCCGGACATGATTGGCAGTCGTTTGGCTTAGCTTGCCGCCGCCAGTTCCCGATCCTCCTCAGCCTCCAGCCATTCCATAGGCGACGGCCGCTGATCGCAGTGCAGCTCCCAGTCCTGCACGTCGTGCCCAATGCCTGAAGTGGCCAGCAAGCTCTCCTGTAGCTCCTGCAGGCTGCAGCCGAGGGCCTCTGTGACCTGCTGCGGTGTCATGCCAGAGGCTGCCAGCTTGCGTGCCTTGCTGCCGCGTTCACGCACGACGGGGGGCGCTGCGATCTGGAAACCGTGGTCCCGGAGGTAGTGCATGATCTCCCCCTCCACAAAGCGGCCCAGGAGGGTGCTGAGCTTGTAGGGCTCACCGTTGGCAGGGTTGAGCTTAGTGGGGTCGTAGCTGCGGAACGTGCGCAGGAAGGCCACGTCCACCAGGGACGAGATCACATCCCTCTCCAGGACTGGAAACTTCCTGCTCATCTTCGCCGTGAATTTCCAGGCCAGCCCGATGTTGGCGGCGTACAGCTTCCCAAACGCCCGCCGTTCCTCCCTTGTGAAGGGCCTCTCCAGGTGGTCGCGCTCACGCCAGCGGTCCTCCTCAAAACCCAGGCCCGTCAGGATCGTCAGCTGGTTGCGGTCTTTGCGGGCCATGGCCCATCAGCCACGGAACACCCTGATGCTACCGGATGCGCCTTTGGGAATCGAAGCGGTCAACACACCAAGGGTTCCGACAAGGGAGGGCACCACCGTGAGGCAGTTGAGCACCGTGGGCGCACCGCCTTGGCGGAAGGTCACAGACACCACGTCAACGCTGGCCGACTGCAGGCTGCTGTTGGGGATTCCGGGGATCAGCTCACCGAGGGCCGTGTTGCTGCCGCTGAGCAGGGTGGGGGTTGCCAGCAGGGCATTGGCCAGATCAAAGCACGCCTGTTCCACCTGCTCAGGAATGGTGGTGCTGCTCAGTGCCACACCGTCCAAGGTGATGCCGCTGCGGGGCCAGCCGAGGGCCTGCGTGGAGGATGCGCGGTCGCCGATCCACTCCAGCTCATCGAGATACCGGGTGGCACTGATGACGGCACGCCCCTTGTCATCCGTGGTGGCCGATGACCATGCAAGGGTGCCCAGCTGCAGGTTGGCGATGGTATCACCGCCTGCGACCGTGAGGTAGGAGTTGGCAGAGGCAGAGCCTGCCGTGGCGGTGACGGTGACGGTCATGGCTTCTGGATGCGCTTCATGGTGCCATCAGGGCAGACCTTGAGCAGCTCGCGCCGCTGGGGTTCTGTGCCCTTGGGCTGCAGGAGTCTGCCTACGGCCACGATGCTGTCCTTGTAGGTGGCCATCACTTCTTGCCCCGCTTCCTCTTGCCGCCGCCACCTGTAGCTGCGTAGTGATCAATGGCAGCCCGTGCCACACGCTCAGAGCGGACCCGGTTTTTACTTGGCGTGGTCATTGCCCGCTCAAGGTTGCGATTGGCACGGGCCATGGGGGTCTTGCCCTTGCCGCTTAGCTTCCGGCCTTCAAGGCGGCGGTTGTTGACATCAGCTGCGGCCATCTGGCTGGCACGACGGTCGCGGCTCTTGGCAGGAGCCTTCGGGGCAGCCTTGGCCGCAGGCTTGGCAGCGGCAGGGGGAGCGGCCTTGCTGGACTTGCCAGCGAATCGCTGGTTCTTGCCGGCCATCATCCGGCTTTCAGCAAACCTGGGGATGGTGCCCCTTGGGGCGGAAGTGCCCAGACCGCGTTGGCCGAGGTTCTCGGAAGTCTTCTTCTTGCCGCCGAGACGAGCCCCGCCCGTTGACGCGAACTTCCCGTTCTTGTCTCGGTTGTACTTCCTGCCCCCACCCTTGGCCATTGGTCCAGCTCGATTGCCTTAGGTTGCCGGCGCCTGCCATAGCTTCACCGCACGATCCAGCGAGATCCGCTTCACCGGGCGCCCTTCACGGTCGCTGCCTAGCAGCTGGTCCCCGATGCGTTTGCCGAAGATGGCGCGGGTGGTTTCAGGGTTGGCGCGGATCCAGTCCACGGTGGCCGTCTTGAATGACAGGGTGCCCTCGCCGCGATCGCCTTCGGTGGGGCGTTTGGGCGGGACTGGCTTGCCCTTGGGATTGATCATGTCTTCATTGCGCCACTTATTTGGTAGAACATAGCAGCGACAATTCCAGTGACTGTTTATCTTATTGCGGCCATCCCAGTATGGCCCGGGTACGCCGAACTGATACCGCTTGCCGTCCAGCCCCAGGCAGATCGGACACACGGCTGAATCCAGCGTAGCCGTCCACACCAGGCCATCCTCACCAAGCCAGTCCGGGTCCGTCTCCACCTCATAGATGGCCATCTGGGCCGCGCTGCCCACTTCATGCACGCCCGTGCGGATGATCGCTTCCACGTTGTTTGAGGTCGTGCGAACAACGGCATCCGCATACGTGGCCGCCACCTCGCCCCCCAGGTCGCTCATGCCCAGCCGGATCAGGCGCTCCATCCGGTCGCTCACCATCAGGGGCACCGAGATGCGCAGGGTGTCCGTCAGGGTCTTGCCGCCCACCACCGCCTGATTGATCGCCTGATTCACCAGCCCCTGCGATGCAGCCACCGCGCCGGGATTGGTGAGTGCCCCGCCGGACAGCTCCACCATCTGCCGGGCGAACTCCAGCTGTTGCGCAAAGAACGGCGTCAGCGCCTGCTGTAGGGCCTCAATCTGCGGCACGCCCCACGACCGCTGCACGCTGTTGGCAACCGCCGTCACCAGCCGCCGGATCTGCTCATCACGCCCCGGCCCGGGCGACATGATGCCCGAGGTGTCCAGCGTGCGCTGGATGCCGGTGAGGGTCTGACGCAGTGCCTTGAGGGCATCCTGCACCAGCTCATCCTCCAAACGCTTCTGACTTAGGGCGTTCCTGAGGAAAACTTCGATTTGATCTGGCAGGTTGGGTTCAGCCACGGAAGTCGGGGACGCTTGTGGCGCTAGATGTCGGGGAAGGCGGTCGTGGGCGGGGTGAAGTTGGCGGTGTAGCGGGCGACGCCCTTGGTGATGCGTACTTCCTCAAGATAGCCGTGGAAGTCGTTAAGCCCGGTACTGCCGAGCTTGCCGAGCTTGACCCTGGTTATCACTCTGCTAGCGCTAACTGCTCCCGTGTAGGTGTTAACCAGCGCTCCATCAATAAACAGCCTGACACTGTTGCTGGCACTTGTTACGGCGATGTGATACCAAGTGTTGACGCTAAGGGCACCGCCGCTAGGCCCAGTGTCGGCAGCCACTCCATCATCAACACGGAGAGGGGCCCCAGATGATGCGGTGTAAATGTTGACGCCGGCGTTGGCGCCATCGGCTACGACCATATTGACAATGGCTCTATTCCCCAGGGTCAAAAAATAAGCGAAGAACTCAATGGTCCACGGAACTGCGGTTATGTCTAAAGTGCGGTCGGCTGCTGACAGCAGAAAATCTCCGTTGCCGTCAAACACCAAACTGGAGCCGCCGAACTTGCTCTGTGCGGTGCTGATCTGCGCGTTGCCGCCAACAGTCATCACCTTTGGCGTTGGGCTGCTGTCGGTGATGGTGGTGCTGCCATTGGCGCCGTCGCCGTAGAGCAGCAGGGAGACGTTGCTGCGGTAAGGATCCAGCGGCACCGGCTGGGACGGCGTAATGAGCCAACTCATCGCAGCACCTCCAGAGCGCCACTAGCGGCAGTGGCTTCCGTGTGATGGGTCATGGGATCACCGCTGCGAAGGTCGTGATGAGCTGGGTGACGCGGGCGTCGAGGAGGGTGAGGTCGAGGGATTCGCCGATGCTGTAGAAGGCGAGGCGGGCGTTAGTGAGATCAGCTGGACTGGCCGAGGATCCTCTAGAAAAAACGAGCATGTTCCCATTGGACGGAACATTGCTGGCCGGCATTGCTGCACTCAATAAGCCAGAATACCTAACAGTGAAAGTGCTTGAGCCGCTGCGGTTCATGCCAATGAACGACGTTGCTGTATGCGCGTTGGCTATGTTTGTGCCTTGCGTGGTGTTGACACGTGAGAACAGCAATAAGCTGCTAGTGCTTGCGCCTATGTTCGTATCCCCGCTTGATGTCGCTCCGTATCCGAGGTAGGCGCCAGCGCCTGATGTTTGAGCAGTGCTTACGTAGGTCGAGACGTGCTTGCTGTCTTGAGGGTCTGCGTTGTTGTTGCGATTTGTATTCAGATACTTCGTGCTTCCGTTCCCCACCAGTCCCGTCTTCCGGTTGTAGTCACCAGAGACAAAGTTGTTATTCGTCGGCGCCGTCCCCACCAACGGCACCAGCGCCCCACTGAGCGTTCGCGCCCCAGCCAGAATGCACGACGCCTTAATGGCGCTCCAGATGCCGTCAGCTTTGCAGCCGAGCACAAAGTCGTCGATGGCTTTGCGCGTCTTTTCCTCCAGCGCCTGGCCGTCGGCGGCTTCGACGGCGGCGATGTAGGCAGCTGCGTCGGTGTCAGCTGGTGCCCAGGTCTGGCGCATCAGCAGCTTCCCACCAGTCGGCTTCTGCACCAGCAGCGTCATTCGCCACCTCCAGCCACCGGCCGCTCGTAGCTCAGCAGCTCAGCCACGCGATCAGCGTCGAGCAGCTCAGCGTCCACCAGCAGGGCCAGGCCGGGTGCCAGGCGGGGGTCGTCAAAGTTGACCAGAGGCTCAGCGAGGAGTGTGGCGAGGAGGCCCTGCACCACGGGATCGGTGGAGGCGAGGATGCCCGAGTACTCGGCGGGGGTGAACCTCGCAATGAACGCGGCAGAGGTGATGACACCCACCTTGAAGAGGTCGGCGTAGCTTTTGCCCTGCTGCTCCAGTAGCTCCAGGGCGAGGGCTTCGGCGGTGGTGCCGTTGCGGTTGGCGGCCTCGATGAAGCCGTCGATGAAGCGGGCGTGCGTAAGGGTGATGGTGAGGGTCATGGGTCGATTTCGGAAGAGGTGGACTGGACGGAAGTCGGACTAAGGGTGCCGAGTTCTTCCGCAGGGGATGAGCAAGGTGATCGCGATTGTTGTCTGCTAGGTTTCCCGAGGGCACTTGCCTTGGCGCCATAGGTAGGCGTCTTGGCGTGGCAAGGGCGGCACAGCGTCCTGCCGTTGCTCACCTCGTACCTGAGTTCGACATGCGTCGACCATGGCAGGATGTGGTCAGCGTCCATCCAGCCGCCGCGCTTGCCGCACATCTGGCATGTGTAGTCGTCCCTCTCAAAAACAGCCTTTCTCCATCGTATGTAGGGCATTTTGCCCATCTCAATCCGGCGCTGGTTGGTGATTCCGCCCTTCCAGTTCCAGTGCGCCGCTCCGGAATCAGCGCTGGTGAAGCGGTTGCCGTTAGGGATCCCACCCATGCGCTGTACCTGCTGAGCGCCAAGCTCGGCTCGGACTCTTCTGACCTCTGGGCGCGAGCCCACTTCAGAAGAGCTGCAGAATCGGCAGCGACCATTCCAGGTCTTGAGCGAATCCTCTCGCTTATCCCACTCTTGCCCACAGTCCTTACAGGTGACTGGGACAAACTTGCGTACCTTTGTGTAGGTCATACGCCAATCACCGTCCAGGCTGATCCGTTCCACCACACCAGGGCAGCGGCAGCGCCACCACCAGCGACAGTGGAGCCCACGGCAGGGGCAGATGCGTCGGTGACGCGGGTGAGCATCCCCACCGCCGGGGTGGCAGGGAGGCCAGCGACGGTGCTACTGACAACGACTTCCGCCACTGAGTTGACCTTGACGGTGCCGGTGCCGGCGGCGGTCAGGTTCAGCGGAACGTCGTCAGCGCCGGTGCCGGCAGTCTCAGCCGCAAGGGTGACGGCGGTGCTGGAGCTGGAGAGCGCGGCGCGGACGTAGTTGCTGGCGTCGGTGAAGGTGCCGTAGCAGCGGAACGCCTGGGCGTTGGTGCTGTTGCGTTGGGCGAGGGTGTTGGCGGCGTCGCGGAACAGGCGCAGATCAAAAGACCCGCTGCTTGCAATGTTTGTGCCGTCGTACCACGCAAAGGCTGCATCACTGCGGATTCCAGCGTTAGTCGCAGTTGAGCGCAGGTGGATGTTTATTGTGGAGGATCCGCAGTCAAGCTGAGTGCCTACATAGGTTACGCCTGCGGCACTAACGCGGAAAAACGACGTATCATTTGTCTTTAGGTCAAGCAGGTTCCCCGCAAACCCACTCGCGGCATTGACACCGAAGCCGGTGCCACTGGTGCTCCACGCTGTAGACGTGGTGCCCGCCGGCTCAATGAGCAGGTGAGGCTTCGTCGTTGTCGCTGAACCGCCGGTGAACCACGATCCGGTGAAAGCCTTTGCCGGCGAACTGGCGAGCGAGGTGTAGCTGTTGACGAAGCGCCCCGCCGTGGTCAGCGTGGTGCCGTCGAAGGTGAGGGTGGCGATACCAGCTAAGGCGCCGCCGTTGTTGTAGATGACCTGCGTGCTGCTGCCGCCCACCAGCGCCAGGGTGCCCGTGGCGTCGGGGAACGACAGGGTGCGGTTGGCGGTGGGCGTCACCGTTTGCACGGTGGTGGTGAAGCTGCCGCCGTCGTTCAGCTCAATGTCGCCGCCCGCCGTGAGCTTGTTCGTGGTCTTGTTGAAGACCAGGCCCGAATCACCGCCGAAACTGCCGCCGTCGTTGAACTGGACCTGCGTATCAGAGCCAGCAGGAGACTCAACGCTGGTGGCGTCCAGGTTTCCCGTCGTGGGGTTGAAAACGTACTTGACGCCCATGGCTCAGCTCTTGGTGACGGACGTGAGGTTGTTGCTGCCGTCGTAGGCCAGCGTCAACGTGGCCACCGTGGTGCCACCAGACCCGCCCGTTTTGTAGACCACACCAGTCAGGTTGCTGCCGGTGTAGGACAGGGCGATGTAGTCGTGATCCGGAATCTCCAGCCCCGAGACGGCAACAGGCAGCCGGTTATCAACGCCAACCGTCTTAGGCAAGCGGTCGGTGCCTAGGAAATGGATGCCTTCATCGCTCATGATCGTCCTTGGCGATCAAGCGCCGCCTGCGTGGTTGTCTTTTAGGTTGCCGATCCTCCACCGGATCAGCCTGCGGCTCCACAGAGAAAGAGGCCGCAGCCTCTGCCCGGGTGGCAGAGAGTGCAGCCTCAATCTTGTGCCGCCGGAAAGCGGTCAGCCCCATCAGCCGCCCTTGCGGTAGAAGGTGACAGCAGGGGTGCCCACGGCAGTCACCACGCCCACGTAGGTGGCCGAGGATGCCGCAGCAACGGTGGCCATGCCAGCGACACCACCAAGGGTGACGCCAGTACCAGCAGCCGTGAAGGTGATGGCACGAGTGGCAGCAGCGACGTTGACGATGGTCACCTCAAAGGAGGTGCCAACGCGCACGCCGGAGCCCAGGCCCGTAACGATCTCAGCCCCGGTGGGGGTGGTGATCGTCTTATCGGTCGAGGCAGGCGTCATGGTGACGATGCCATCAATGATCTGCGCAGCGGTGAGGACCGTATCTGCGTTGGAGGCAGCGGTGACAGTTTTGCCGGACAGAGCCCGGCTACTGATCCCTTCTTCAAGTTGGAATTGTCCAGCCATTGTCAGTTACCTCAACCGTAGATGGGACAGGTGGACACGATGTTGGCAATGCCAATGTTCTTCTTATCGAAGACCTTGGTCCAGCTGCCAGCGGTTTCCAGGGTGGTGGCGCTGGGGTTGGCAGCGCCTGCGTAGGAGGTGCCGAGCACGTGGAAGCACTGATCCCACTGCACCTTCAGAACGTCCTCGCCACCGCTGGTGAGGATGTCGCGGTCCTGTTCGGTACGCACCGGAGCTTGGTAGCCCATCCCCACAGCGCCAGGCTTGAAGATGTAGGTGCCGTACTTATAGGAACCGGGCGAGCCAGCACGGGGAGCGT